GATTCAAGAACAGCTGATGGATACTTATATCAAAATAGAAATTATGGTGATCTATTCTTATTAGAAAAGAAGGTAGATGGAGTTGCCATGAACATACAAGCATAGGAGGGGTATTTATGAAGGCAAGTAAAGGAAATAAGGTTTATACAATAGATGAAACTCAAAAGAAATCTTATGTTGTACAGGGATTTGACATATTGGGTGATAACGGAGAAATAATTCAGCATGGAGCGGGTAAAACTGTTCCTTATGATAAGTATGTAGAACTAGAAGAGAAAGCTGCAAAGTTAGAGAAAGAGAATAAAAAGCTTAAAGATGAAATTAAGGAATTAAAGAAGGGTGCATAAGAGTATCCTTCTTTCTATTTAAAGGATGTGATCAGATGCCTTATGTAGATGAAAACTATTATAAAACTACTTATGTAGGAGAATTTAGTGATGAGCCTAGACTTAAAAGTTTACTAAGTAGAGCTTCAAGACAAATTGATTCCATGACATACAATCGTATTGTTGGTATTGGATTTGATAATTTAACAGAATTTCAAAAGTCTTGTATAAAAGAGTCTATATGCTTACAAGTAGACTTCCTAGGAAGATATGGAGAATATATAGATACTCCTCTTAGTGGCTATAGTATAAATGGTACTTCACTTAATTTTAATACTGAGTCGTTAAATGGGGTTACTACAACAAGAGAGATAGTAAATATATTAAAGCAAACAGGGCTTACTTGTAGGAGGATATAACTATGGGGTTTAAATTACCATTCCCTAGATGGACTTTAGTAACTCCAATAAAAGTGTATCAGACATATACAAATGAAGATGGTGAGCCTGTAGAGACTCTTATTTTTGATGATAAGTGTAATTACTCTGAATCTACTAAAAGAATTAGAAATGAGAATGGTGAGCTTGTAACATTAGTAGGTAAAGTGATATGTATAGGAGATATAGCACCGCAGCATAACAGGATAGAAGGTTATGTTGAGGTTAATGGAGTTAAGATTAATATATATAAATCTGCTAGGCCACGTAATCCGGATGGCTCTATTTTCAGTACAGAGTTGGAGTTAGGATAATGAGTGTAAAGGTAACAGTTAAATTAAATCAACAGAAGATTAATACTTTAGTTGAAGCTCAGAAGAAATCCTTAGAAATGACAGGTGATGCAACTAAAAGTGATATTGTAACATCTGCTGTAGTACCTAAACAAACTGGAGAACTTGAAAGAAGCGGGTTTGTAGATACTTCTCAAATAGATAATGGTAAAGTAGGTATTATATTTGATACCCCATATGCTAGGAAGTTATATTGGCATCCGGAATATAATTTTCGTAAAGATAAGAATGTAAATGCCCAAGGCAAATGGATGCAGGCATATGTTGATGGTAAGAAAAAGAACTTTACTAAGGAAAGTTATAAAAAGTTCTTAAAAATGCTTAGTAAGGGGTTGATAAAGTAGTGTTACTAAGTGAAGTAAGAGAGTTTTTAAAAACTAAAATAGAGAGTCCTCAGTGGTATATTGGAAAGATAGATAATAGCAAGGAACAATGCATAGGGATTTATGGAGTTATAGGACCTATTCCTAAAGTAGCTATAGGAGGTTTAGAAAATACCTCGTATAATACTAAAGCTGTATCTATACTAATACATTGGACTAAGAATTGTAATACTGCTGAAATAAAAGCACAGGAAATTTATAATTCTTTATTAGGTCAAGGTGGTACCATAGGGGGTAAAAAGGTAATTAAATTTGATATGAGGACACCAGAGCCAGTAGAAATAGGTACTGATAGCAATGGTGTCTTTGAATTTGTAATTGAAACAATAATTTATTATGAAAGGTAGGTAATTATACATGGCATTTAGTGGAGTATTTCCAGTATATAATTTAAAGTTTAAAATTGGTACAAAAGGTAAAGATAGTACAGTACCAACAGATATGGCTGTAATAAAAGATATGGAGACATTTTCTCTTAGTATTGATGGTACTGTGGAGGAATGGACACCAATGGATACAGCAGGTTGGGCAAGAGCATTAATGACAGGTAAAAAATTTAGTGTAGGTCTTAATGGAAAAAGAAATGTAGGTGATCCAGGTAATGATTATGTAGCAGAGACAGCTTGGAAGGATGGTTTAGATTGTAGTACAAAAGGAGAAATAGAGTTTCCAGATGGTGCTAAGCTAGCCTTTGACTGTGTAATTAATGTTAAGAATGTAGGTGGTGGAGATAGTACAAATGTTGCACCACTTGAATTTGAAATGCAAGGTGATGGTAAACCAGTCTATACACCAGCACCAGTAATACCATAATAGTATAAAATAAGGGAGGATTAATACAATGGCAAGAGTATATGATATTATTAATCGGTTAGAAAATGGTAATCAAAAACCAGTAGTAAGAGTAGATTTAGAGCATGAGTTTAAAATAAACAACTCTAAAGCAGCAGCATTTAAGATTATGGCTATATCAGAAGATGAAAAGATTAAAGATGATGAAAGGCTAGAAAATATAGTTAAAATAGCCTTAGGAAAAGAGGCCTTTGATTATATTGAAAGTCTAGATTTAAGTATGCCTAATTATAGTACTATAGTTAATGTAATAATGGCTGCGATAGGTGATGTAGATCTAGAAGAGGTTGAAAAAGAGGCACAGAAAACAAAGAAAAATCCCAGAAAATAAATGGTATGATTTATTTGAGGACTTTGACTTGATTGAAGCAAGTTTTGCAATGCAGTACAACATAAGACTTAGAAATGATGATATGACCTGGAGTGAGTTTTCAGCGTTGCTAAAAGGCATAATGCCAAAAACTCCTTTAGGTCAAATTGTTTCAATTAGAAGTGAAGAAAATAAGGAAATGCTTAAGAATTTTACTAAAGAGCAACATAACATAAGAAATGATTGGAGAAATAGAAATAATCCAATTAAAGACATGTCTAATGAAGAGAAGGAGGAAGAAGTAAGAAGAGTACAAGAAATATTTGCAAAAGCTTTTGGATAGTATATACTTAAATTAACAAAATTGTTAGTGAGGGGTATATGTCATGCAAGATAGAAGTTATAAAGTAGAATTTTTACTTTGTGTATTTGGAGGAATATTTGGATTCCATAAATTTTATGAACGAAAGTACTCTCAAGGAGTATTATATTTATTTACTATGGGATTATTTATTTTTGGATGGATTATAGATATATTTAAACTGTTCCCATATGCATTTGTATATAGTGCAGATCAAATAGAAGAGCACGAAGCCTTGCAAATAGAAAGAATAAAAGAAAAAGAAATTAAAAAACAAGAGAAGAAAAAAGAAAAAGCCGAGATGAATAGAGTCAGAGCCGAACAATTTATTCAAGAGAAGATTTTAGAACTCGAGGGTAAATTAGGTAAAAAGATAGTATTATATGATGATAGAATAGTAATAGATATGGGATATTTACCATTTAGTAAACACAGAGAAAAAACTATATCAATAAGAAATATAGCATCTATAGAGGTTAAAAAACCTGGCTTATCATCAGGTTTCATATTATTTCAAATTATTGGAGAAGAGAGTAAATCTAGAAAGAGTATAGATGATATACCTAGTGATAATGAAGTATTGTTTGGGTCAATGGATAAATATAAGATAGCATTAACAATAAAAGAATATATAGAAAATTATACTTCTGAATCAAGAAGTTATAGTGGAAATGATATAAGTACGGCAGATGAATTATCAAAATTTAGGAAATTATTTGATGATGGAATAATAAGTAATGAAGAATTTGAAAAGCAGAAAAGTAAACTATTAGGCTGATAAATAATAGACAAGGCACTTAGAATAAAATCTAGGTGCTTTTTTAATGCAAGAAAGGAGGGAGTACATGAGTGATAGTGTAGGAAAAATTAGTTTGGATCTAGAGGTTAAAAGTGATTTAGGGAAGCAAATAAGTTCTATGAGTGGACTTATAGCTAAGAATTTAAAAACATCATTAAATGCAGGCACAAAGACTATGTTTGATGGAATGAAGAAGAGTGCTAATGATGGAGTTAAATCGTTAGATTCTGGTGTGAAATCTACTCTGAAAAGAATGAAAAACAATCTTAAAAACACAATGAAATCTGTTTTTGAATCAATGAAAGAAGTGAAGTTGCCACCTATAAAATTCCCTAAGATGAATAGAACGAAACCTAAGACTGTTAATATCCCAAAAGCAAACACTAGAAGAGGTCCACCAGAAGATATAGAAAAACTAAAGGATATGAAAATAGGTAAAGTTCAAACACTAGATATAACGGATAGGCAAATAGATAATTTAAGAAATAAATTAAAAACTCTTAATGATCAACTCAATAATACTTTCAATTCAAATGGTAGAAATAAGTTAGAAGGAACTATATTATCGACTGAAGCTAGAATGAACTCCTTAATTGAAAAATCAATAAGGTTAGGCTCAGAAATAACAGAACTAGACTCAAAGATAATGGGTGTAGGTACGAGATCAAATGGTATAGGTATTGCATCTCAAAACATAAGTAAATTAGGAAGAAATGCAGATGGAACTAATGGAAAACTTAGTAGACTTTCAAATGCATTAACTCAACTTGGGTTTGGAGCAAAAAGAACATCAAGTCATTTAGGTGGTACAAATAGTCAATTAAAAATGATTATAAGGTCTATGGTTACGTGGGGAATGATATTCCCGTTAGTCATAAGAGGTATAACAGCTATGGCCACATCATTAGGTCAATCACTTATGACTAATCAACAATTTGCTAATTCATTAGCTCAAATAAAATCTAATTTATCAGTTGCATTTACACCGATATTTAATGCTATACTTCCAGCCTTAAATGCACTTATGAGTGCATTAGCTACTGCGACAACCTATATTGCTAGTTTTATTAGTGCTATATTTGGGAAAACATATCAA